GTATAGATTACCGTTGATATGGAAAGCTACGCTGAAAACCATATCCACAGCCCAGGCGGGGCGGGTGTCGGCAAGGCCCATTAAGCGGTCACCATCGCTATAGACAACAAAATCAAACATCTACGAGTAAACAATGCTCGTAGGGGTGGGTGTAAATTAACGGCGTGGAACATTCCACGACGTCGTGCAGCATCTGCCTCAAGGCCCCGATGTCAAGGTCATAGACTTCGAGGATGGTCAACTCAAATTCATCTTGAGTTAGTAAAACTTGTTCATCACGAATAGCTGTGACAATGTCAAGTAAAGTGAGGTTGCTAGTACGTGTAAACCAAGAGAGTTCCTGAACTTGAACGTTTTCATGGTCCTCCATGAGGTAACGTGTCAAGAAAGAATCGCGCATGATGGGCACGTGGCGGAATTCATAAGCGTAAGACAACGCTTTTCCAGCCATGTATTGTGAATCCGTGATGGATGGATTCTCAGTGCCACGGGCATTGAAACGGAGAAGGGCTTTTCCGACCAATGGGAACATGCAAGGGGTTTCAGTTTCCATGCAAAACCTACGAGATAAAAAGGTTGCAAAACCATGGAAAGCAACGTTCTTACCTTTCAAGACCATTTTAAACTTAGCCACAAACTGGCGCCAATGTTCAGTATCGACGCGAAAGAGTGTGGCGGCAAGAATGTCATCACCTAAGATCAAACAGACGGCTTTATTGCCTGTCCGTTTCATGTAAACACAAAACATAACCCAATTATAAAACGAGTTACGGACCGTGGTGATGGTCGTGCCGGTGGGCAGTTGCCATTCTAGCCAAGCACGGAGGCCAAAATCAGTATTAGTGACTTTGAATTTGCTCATACTCTTCTCAAGAGTGCGGTACCATCCGGGCATGTTAAGTTTTCCTAAGAGGCGATCAAACAAAATGTGAACGCGTTTTCGCTGTTCTTTGTCATTTCTGCTAAAATCACCTTCTAAACCGTGTTTGTAGACCGGGTCATTGATGTGGCAAGCTAAAGCCACATCTTTGCGTTTATAAGCAAACATGGGTTGAACATCGGGTCGTTGTTCAAATTCAAATTGCTGGGCAATGCGCATGAAGCGTTCCATCGCAATCATGGCAGGCGGGCCCGTAACTGCGTTGTAAACTTCACTGCCCATATAAACGATACGTGGCGCCCAGGTAGGGTCGTCACGTTTCAAAAGCGCTTCACGCTTTACGAAAATGGTCTTGGCGCCTAAAAAACGGGCGTCATGTTCATCCACGGTTTCAAAAGCTGACACCATTTTGCGGCGTTTCTCGTCGCCAAATTTGTCAAGCCACCGTTGTCTATCGTCATCGTTATCATCCCAAGGGTCATTTGAGAAGATATCAGGCAAGCTGTCGATGTGTGCTATCGCTTCGCGAAAGACATCATCATCTATATCGTCTTCTGCTCGGAAATTGCAGCGTTTATTAAACGCGGCCATGAACGAATCAAAAGATGATTCAGTGACAAGGGGAACGCAGCATTCAAAGACCGGGCCCAATTGGTTGACTTTTGGGGTGGGGTCATCGAAGCACTTGTCAGTAGGCACAAAAGAGTGCGGGACAGCGAACTCAAACTCACGTATCGGTATGACCGTGAGGTTGCCATTGAGGGAGTGGGGGTCGACTTGAAATTCGACGTCTCCCACATCCTCCACGATGGTGACCGCCTGCTGGACTTGCAAAACACGGGCTTGTTTGCGATTGCGGCGGGTCACATTGTGCGGAATTCTCGGCATCAATGTGATTTAAT